TGAGGCCCTTCGAGAGATTGCCCGTCAGGTTCATCTCGACGGCCAGCACGGCCGTCTCGGCTAGGCTCACCCTTCCTCACTTCCCACGGCGCGCAGGCCCGCCGAGGCAGCCGCCCGCCGCGCCTCCTCGGCCGCTGCCTCGGCGCGCAGGCGCTGCCCGATCTTCTCCTCGGCCTCGAGCTGCATCTCGGCGAATGCCTCGCGCCAGGTCAGCTCGCCCGGGCCGCGGACCGCTTCCCACCCGTGACGGCGCGCAAGGATGGTTTGTCCGACGAGTCCGTACTCTCGCCAGGCCCAGACTGAGGAGACGTCGAGTCGTCCGTCGGCCCAGAGAGCGAAGCCCTCTGCCTCGCTCGGAGTAAAGGGCCGAGAACGTCCGTGGCGTAGAGCTCGTTGGCCTTCTCGATCACCTCCAGTCCGCCATGCGCGAACGAGAGCCGTTCGTCGATGTTGTCGAGCGTCAGCGGCAGCGGCTCGCCCTTCGCGTCGGTGAACGTCCAGTCTCGCGGCCCGAAGTGCAGGAAGGCGAGCGAGAGCGCGCCCTCGATGTCCGACAGCTGTGAAGGGCCGGACGGCAGGATCCCGAGTCCTGCCGCCGCGGCCGAGCCGATGCGGACGTCCGTGACTGGCGCGAGGAGGACCGTGTCCTCCGGGTGTGGAGTGCCCGGGCACGAGCACTCCACGGTGACAGGGACCAGAGGCAGGCTCATAGGGCAGACCTCGTGCTGACGCTGACCATCCTGAACGGATAGCCGAGCCCCGAATCGTAGACGCCCTGAGCGACGAGCTGCGTGGCCGTGTTCGTGTTCACGTCCTGCGGCGTCCACGTGAACCAGTAGCCCGGGAGCCGGATGTCGAGCGAGTGCTTCGTGCCGGACTGCGCGTCGATGAGCGAGGTTGTCTTGATGCCGAAGAAGCGCTCCGTCGGGTTGGCCCCGATGAACTTCGACACCTCGGCGAGCCACTGGGCGTTCTTTGCGCCCGTGATGGTGAGCTGCACCTGACGCGGGCCGCGCGAGTAGTTCTGGATGTTGAAGCGGGTGTTCGTGCCCGACTGGAAGCGCTTCGCGTCCGGGTTGTCGTTCACGCTGAACTGGGCGCCGTAGACGACGTTCGCGAGCGGGCTGATCTCGATGGTGCCCGAGCTGTCGTTGACGGTGAAGAAGGTGTCGGCCGCGTAGAGGGTCGTCGGGTTCGTGTCGACGGAGAGCGCGCCCGTCTTCGTGCCCGATGGGCCGGTGGCGATCTTCGCGAAGCGCCAGTTGGCCGTGATGGCGATCGGCCCGAGATCCTGCGGGTAGTCGAGCGTGAAGTCGGAGATGATGCCGCCGGCGAAGCTCCACTGCTCCGCGTCGTCGCCGTACTCCACCGTCCAGGTGTCGAAGACGTCCTGCGACGTGGAGGCAGGCTGGGCCGTCAGCGTCTTCGCGGCGCCGCCGCCCGTGGGCGTGAGGCCGCCCATGACGCCGGCGGAGATAAGCGTTGGGATGTCGTTCGAGTAGGCCGGCCCCGTGCTCTGGGCGGTCAGGTCGAGGACGGTGGCGTAGGGCGCGATGGCCGGGTCGAGCGTGCCGGTGTCGCTCGTCGGGAACGTCCAGTTCGGGTTGATGGTCGGGACCGTCGTCCACGGCAGGTTGCGCGTCGCGGCGACGGCCGTGTTGAAGGTGCTCTCGATGCCCGTCTGTAGGTACCGGAGCCTGGTCGAGCCCGCGATGGGCGTCAGCGGCATCTGTCAAGTCTCCTCACGAGCAGGGCTTCCTCGTCACGGCGCTCGCTCGCATCTCACGCCGGACGGGTGACGGGTGGGCTGACGCCCATCGCGTGGTCGACTAGGTGCGCCCCTCCTGTACGGCGGTGGGCGCGAAGTTGAAGGCGAGGGCGATGTAGGCCGTCCCCGCCTCGTCGGTGAACTCGGTGTCGGAGATGCCCGCGATGTCCACGATGCCGCGGCCGCTCGTCGTGGCGTGGACGCTCCTGGTGAAGAGGTCGAGCAGCACGTCGGCCGCGAAGTCCATCCGGTCGTTCGAGTCGTTGCGGGTGCCGATGCTGTCCACGAGGTAGGCCGTGAAGCCGCCGAACGTCCGGGTCCGCGTGCCCTGCGTGTAGACGACCTGCTCCGTCAGGTCGCCGATGAAGAAGCACGGCAGCGCCGAGTCGCCCGCGAAGGTGCGCGGCCGGACTTGGCGGACGCTGCGAATGATGGTCGGGTTGGCAGCCGAGAAGGACGTCACGGCCGCGAGGATGCCCGATGAGAGGGACTGGCGGAAGCCGCTGCCGACGGTCCACGTCACGCTGCCGTCGCTGACGGTCGGCGTCGTGTTCGGGTCGGCTGGCCATGACGGCTCGCTGCCGCCGGTCGTGCCGGGCGTCGTGACGTACCACGTATAGCCTGTGAACGTCGTCGGGCGGATGACGGCGCCCGCCGCGTAGGCCGTCGTGGCGTGCCAGTACGGATCCCAGATGCTGCTCATGCCGCCGCGTTCCAGGTGAAGACGACGATGTCCGCGAGGTGCGCGCCGGCGACGGCCGCCTTCGCGCCCGGCTCCATGAACGGGTAGGGCCGAGTGCCGGGATGATGGACGCGCGTCGCGAAGACGACGGCTGCGCCCTTGCGCGGTCGGCCGGAGAGACGCGCACCCGACGGCGAGGCCGCCCAGCGGAGGGCCTTCTTCGCCTTCGGCGTGATCTCATGGGCGCGGGTGCCGTACTCGACGTAGCCGGCATAGCGGGCGCTCGCGAGGACGACGGCGTGCGTCGGCGTGACTTCGGAGATGTGGATGGAGCGGCCGAGGTTGCCGGTCCTGCGATGGACGAGCAGCTTCGCCTCGCGGACCGTCCGCAGGCCCAGCGTCGTCATCGTCCGCTTGCCGAGCGTCGGCGCCTCGAGCGCCTGCAGGCGCGCGTTCAGGCCCGCATAGCCCTGGAGGCTAGCCATGGGCCACCACCCGCCGCATCTCGCGGATGAAGGCGAGGCCGCGGCAGCGGTCGCAGAGTGCGACGACCCGCCCGCCAGGGGGAAGCGGGGCGGGCCGCGCACCTCGACGTTGGCACAGGACGCAGACGAGGCTCATCCGATGCTCACGACCTGCTGGCCGGTGCTCCAGCCCGCGATGAAGTCACGAACCTCGGCCGGCAGCTGCGCGTAGTTCAGGACGCCGCCCTGCGGCGTGATGACGGAGTCGGCCAGGAGCGACGCCGGCCGCTGGAGTTCGTAGGCGGCGCGGACGAGGAGCGGCTGGTACAGGTCCATGGGCTCGCTGCCGGGGTCGTAGCCCCAGTCGCCCGTGATGGTCGTGTCGTTCGGCATCGAGGTGAAGACGTAGCCGCCGCCGTAGTTGCCCGGGTAGAAGGGCGAGTCCTCGGCCTTGTCGAACCAGAGCGGATCTGCGAGCCACCACGGGCCGTCATCGTCGTGGACGCGGAAGGCCCGAAACTGGATGGAGGTGTAAACGCCCGACTGGCGGAAGTCGGGCTGGAGCCAGTATGCGCTCGAGGTCAGCGTCGTTCCGCCGTAGATGACGGACGAGGCCGTGCGCAGGCCGGGGATGGGCAGCGTCGCCCGCAGCATCGACGTCCAGGTGAGAGCGGCGCCGGGCCGGTTGACGAAGTGGCGCTTCGTCGCCCGTTCGAGGAAGGCGATGGCGTCGAGGAGGGCGTTGCCGATGATCCAGTTCGAATAGACGCCCGAGGCCGTGGCGCCCGACGGGACGTCCCAGTTCATCGTGAGCCGGAGCGTGGAGGGCTGGATGATCGTGTAGGGCGTCCATTCCACCGTGCCGTCGACGACGCCGCCATTCGGGTTCGTCGGCGTGAAGCGTGCCGGCCAGGTGGGCTCGCTGCCGCCCGAGGTGCCACCAGCGGCCGCGTAGAAGCAGCGGCCGTTGTCGACGGTCGGCAGGATGACGGTGCCAGCGGAGTACGGCGTGGTGCCTGCCCAGCGTGCGGTCATGCGACGACCTCGATGCGCGGATGGAGTGCCGCCTCGAAGAGCTCGATGAACTGGCGGGCGGCCGTCCCCCAGCTGAACGAGTCGCGGATATGCGCCGGCCCGAGGCCGCCGAGCTTCCAGCGCAGCGTCTTCTCGGAGATGAGCTTGTCCGTCGCCGCGGCCAGCTGCGCCTCGTCGGCCACGGCCCAGAAGTGGGCGTAGATGTTCTCGACCATGTAGCCGACCGGCACGAGCAGGCCGGCCGGCCCGATGACCTCCGGCACCGCCGACCAGCCGAGGCCGACGGCCGGCACGCCGCAGGCGAGCGCCTCGGCGATTGTCAGGCCGAAGCCCTCGCACGAGTTACTGACGTAGACGTCGGCGCAGTTGTAGAGCCACGCCAGGGCGTCGCGCGAGATGCTGCCGTACTTCTCATGGAAGCCGGGGAAGGCCATCCGCCCGGCGATGTCCGGCGGATAGTGCGAGCGGAAGACGGTGAGGTCGCCGCCCTCGCCGAGCTGCGGCGAATGGACCATGACGATCGCATCCTGGTGCTTCGCGAGCACGGGCGCCATCGAGCGGAAGAACGCGCCGTACGCCTTTCGCGGCATGTTCGAGTCACAGCGCAGGATGACCGTCGTCTTCGGCGGCAGGCCGAGCGCGCGCTTCGCCTCCGCTCGCGACGTCACGATCGTCTCGGGATCCGGATGCACCGGGTTGTCGCGCGTCGCCGGGTGGAAGGTGTTCGTGTCGACGCCGTGGTAGATGAAGGGCGGCTCCGTGCCCATGAGCGCGCCGATCTCATGGGCGCCGAAACGGGACATCGCGACGGGCTGGATGCGGCGCCAGATGACGGACCAGGCTGGCGGCAGGCCGGTTCCCTCGATGGGCACGTAGTGGAAGGCCGGCAGGCCCTCGGGCAGCATGTGCAGGAGGCCGAAGCGGTCCACGCTGGCCGGGTCGCCGATAACGAGCACCGCGTCCGGTGCCCAGCCGTCGTAGTAGCCCTCGGGCGTGAAACGCGGCGCGAGGAACTCGCGCATCTGCGCGTCGGCGCTGCGCGTCTCGTCGAAGGTCATCCACATCCCGCGCCGCTCCTCGACGATGAGCCGCCGCCGCAGCCACGGCTCGATGCCCTTCGGCACGGCGTCATCGAACGTCAGGATCCGCGCATCGACTTTCAGCTCGACGAGCTCGCGCATCAGGTCGAGCGTCACGGTGCCGAAGCCCGTGCCGCCGAAGTCGCCGCCGCAGATGAGCAGCCTCACGACAGCACGCCCTCCAGCAGCCCGCGCACCTTCTCGGCATCCTCGTCGAAGCTCACGACCTCGCGGAAGCGGGCGGCCGCCGCATGGCTCACCTCGGAGTGGAAGTCATCGTCGGCCACGAGCCGACGGATGATGGCGACGACCTCCTCGTCGCTGCGCGTCTGCACGTTGAAACTCGTCACGCCGTCCACGAAGAGCGGCCCGGCGAGCTTGTCGAGGTAGTACGTCGCGGTCGCGATGACCGGCTTGCCAGTCGCGAAAAGGTTGTGGATGACGTGGCCGTAGCCGTCGCTCCACGTCTTGAAGTGCACGCCGACGCGCGTCTCGCGCATCGTGGCCGCGACGCGCGAGGTGTCGCGGAGGTTCTCGATCCAGTAGCCGTCGCCGCCGCAGTGGCTGAACATGCCCCACGCGAGCTCCGGCGAGAGGCCGGCAAGCCGCTTGAAGCGGCCGTATTCCGGCCCATCGTCGGGCAGGCACTGCACCCAGCTCCGCACCGTGTCCGTCGTGACGGGCGGGTACTCGTAGCGGAAGTCCTGCAGGCTGAACTCCTGGTGGTAGAAGACGTGCGGCCGGTCCGGGACGAACGGCAGCGTCGTCGACGCGAGGCCGAACTCCGCGTTGCGCCAGAAGTTCTCGGCCCACTGGTTGCCGATCTGGATGCCGAAGTGGGCGCCCCGCTCCTGCGCGAACTGCCAGAGCCCGGGCTCGTTCTCGACGAGCGTGGCGAGGACGATGTCCCACGGCTGCGAGCGGGCCTGCTCGAGCGTCACCATCTTGATCGTGCGGCCGGGATGCCAGAGGTCCTGCCGCTCGGCGTGGTCGGCCAGTTGTACGTCGGTGCCCCACGGCTCCAAGTACTGGCGCGGCACGGCATCGGCCTCGCGCACCTTCACGTCATCCGGGCCGGCCGGCAGCGCGCCGCCCTTCTCCCACCACTCGCGGACCTCGTGGCGCCAGAAGCCCTCCGTGAGCCACGGCAGGCCGGTCGGCCGGTAGAGCTCCCAGCCGAAGCGGTCCGTGAAGAGCATCTCCAGGCTCTCCCAGAGGTCGGCGTGGTGGTAGTCGGCGAGGATCCGCACGGTCATCGGCGCACCGCCCGGAATGGCCCGAACGGCTCCGCGTCGTCGAGCGTGACGATGTGCGTCGGCTCCAGCAGTTCGCGGATGCGGGCTGGCCCGTTGCCGCCGCGCGGGTGGTACTCGCCGCGGATCTCCTCGACACGGCCGACGAGCGGGTCGTCGAGGAACGACCACTCGCAGCCCTCGCAGTCGATCTTCACGAGCGCGATGGGATGCCTAGTGAGGTCGGCGAGCGAGACCGGCCGCTGCACGACGCGCGTGCCCTTCGGGCCGGTGTCCTGCCAGATGGCGCCGCCGATGAAGCGATGCGCCGTCTCGAACTCGCCCTCCGTCGTGCCGTAGGCGACCGTGACGGGCTCTGAGCCGCTGTCGGCTGCCGCCTCGATGACTTCGCAGCGGTCGTCGAAGCCGTTGCGCGAGACATTCGTCCGGAGTGCCTCTACGTTCATCGGCAGCGCCTCGATGGCGATGACGAAGAGGTCCGGGTTGTCGGCCAGGAGCGCGCACGTCACGCCGCCGATGTGGGCCCCGACGTCGATGGCGACGCCCGACCATGCCCGGTCCGCGAGCCCGTACTCGTCGGCCGTAATGCAGGCGTTGACGGTGTTCCAGTCGGTCGTATCCGGCCGCAGCATCATCGTCACCGGGTTGTGCCGCGGCGTGAAGAAGGTGTCGACGGTCAACTCGCCGATCATGCGGGCACCGCCTCGCGGACCGGCGCGCCGAGGAAGTCGAGCCACTGCGCCGTGACCGTCTCGATGCCGAAGAGCTGGATGGCGCGCTTGCGGATGCGCCTTGACTCGTCCTCGGCCCAGTGGGCCGGCGAGCCGCCGGCGAGATGAGCCGTCAGCGCCTCGCGGAGCGACCACGGCGCGTCCGAGAAGTGCCAGGTGCCGACGAACTTGTGGGCCTCGAACAGCCCGCTGGGACCGGGCCATGCCAACGGCCCGATGGAGACGACCGGCACGCCCGTCATCATCGCCTCGATGAGCCCGAGCGTGTAGCTCGCGGGCGCGGTGCCGGTATAGAGGTAGACGCTGATGTGGCGGAGGTACTCCAGCATCGCCGGGTAGGTCAGCTCGCCGAGGCCGCCACGGAGCGCCTCCGAGCCGGGGCCGGCCGGCCGTGTCGGCAGGTCGCGCGTCGCCTCCAGCCAGAAGCCCAGCCCGAGCGCGTCGCCGCGGCCGAGCGGGTCGCTGCCGCCGCGCCACTGCGAGACGTTTCCGATGACCGGGTCGTCGCCTTCCCACGGTCCGTAGTCGTCCGGGTACTTGCCGAAGCGGATGAGCGCGTCCTCGCCCGCGTAGGTGCCTGCCGCCTCGAAGAACGGCTTCTCGCGCGGGCTGTAGCGGACGATCTGCAGGCCGTCGCGGTGGAGCGGCGTCATGGCCCGCTCGAGCTGCGGGTTCGACTGGCCGCACGTCCGCCAGACGACGCGCTTGTGGCGGATCCGCGGCCACTGGTCGATGACCCACGGCCCGAGGTAATGGTGGACGATGATGACGTCCGCCCAGTCGATGACCTCGGGCGCGAGGTCGGCCTTCGCCCAGTCGATGACGTAGGAGTCGTCCTCGCCAGCGTGCGCCTCGCGCTGGCGGATGCAGGCGGCCTCGAGCTCCGGGTGCGCCGGGTACGGCAGCGCCGGGCGCTTGTCGTCGCCAGGCTGCCCCGGGTTCGTGTAGGCGCCGATGCTGAACACGTCGTAGCCGGCGTCGGACAGCATGCGGTGGTCGTCGTACTCCGCGATGGAGTGGCTCGTGAGGAGGAGGACGTGCTCCGTGGTCACAGCTGGCGCGCTGCCTCCAGCGCCGCCGCGCGGTCGGCGCGCTGCTTCGCGAGGTTCGCCTCGAAGATCAGGTGGTCATCGATGTTGTCAACGGCCGCGCCGCAGGTGCAGACGTCGGTTCGCTGGTCCCACGCGTTGTAGTAGGTCTGGACGAGCTCGTGGCTCGGCCGCTTCGGTGTCTCGGTTGCCGTTGCCATGTCGGTATCTCCTTCGCCTGAGTAGGTGCCTCCCGGGCGGGGAAGGCGCGTCCGCCGCCCGGGAGGACTAGGGGTTTACGGGATGACGGCGGTGTACATCTGGAGGGCTCCAACGTACACCGGGGTGTAGGCGTTGAAGCCGATCTCCTGCTCGCCACGGAAGCCGATCAGGTTCTGGTCCCAGCGGGTGTTCGCCTGGTCGGAGGTGTCGATGCGGAACTCCATGCCACGGAAGAGCTTGCAGGCGCTGAACTCTCCGCCGATCGCGATCTTCGTGGTCGCGCTCGTGCCCATGTTGGTGTCGTAGTAGACGGGAACGCCCCAGTAGGTCAGGCCGCCTGTCGGCGTCCGACCGAAGCCGGGGATGGGGCCGAAGTCGACCGGCCCACCGGGCGCGTTCCAGAAGCCAGCCGTGTCGGAGCCCTGGGCAGCGGCCGTGAAGTAGGTGGTGTTGTCGACGATGAACGCCTCCACGTTCCGGTTGCGGCCGGCGAGCTTGTTCTGGAGCTGCGTGAGCATCGTGGCGAAGGAGCCCGCCACCGTGCTGTTGCTCGCCGAGCTGAAGGCCGTCGAGAAGCCGAGGAAGGACGACGCCGCGTTCAGCGCCGTGTAGATGCCGGTGGTCGGGTCGCCGGAGCCGACGGAGCCGGTGCCTGCGCCCGCCATCAGGTAGAAGTTCTCGCCGAGGATGGCGGCCTTGCCGAGCTCGTCGATGACGTCCTGCTCCGCGGCACCGGCCGAGAAGCGGGCGTACTGCTTGCTGATGTCGTAGATGCGGGCCATCGTGCCGAGGTTTGCCGTGTACGAGCCGTACGTCTCGTTCAGGTTCTCCTTCGTGGAGCCCCAGTCCTGGAACGTCATCCGGGTCGGAGCGTTCAGGCGGTACGGCATGTCCACGCCACGGACGTTGACGCCGTTGCGCACGGTCACGAGCGTCTGGAGGACGGCTCGCTGCGTGTGCGGCTTCAGGAGCGTGTCGACAAGGTTGTTCGGCAGGACGTAGCCGCCCGCCGTGTTCGTGTTGCCGAGGGTGGCCTTCTGGTCGCCATCGAGCAGGCTGTACGAGCTGCTCGCGTCCGGCACGCCGGAGTAGCGGATGCCGAGCTCCTCGAGCCGGCCCTTGCCCGAGTTGATGCGGTCGATGTCGAAGCCGCCGATGCCGATGGCCCGGTAGTCGAGCAGCGCCGACAGGAACTCGCCCGGCTGGTAGTCGCTGAACATCGCCTTCAGGGCCGGGTGGGCCTGGAGACGAGCGCCGGGCATCGCCCGCGAGGTGCGGCCGTCGTCGGACGGGCCGGCGCCGATGGCTGCGGCGAGGCTCGGGACGCGGCTGTTCTTGAGGGCGTCGCGGATGGCCGCGTCGACGCGGGCCTTGATCTCGGCGTCGGCTTCGCGCTTCGCCTTCAGGGCCTCGTCCTGACGGATGGAGTGCAGCGCGGCATCCGCCTCGGCCGCCTTGCCGGCGAGCTCGTAGAGCCCGTCGGTCTCGGCGCCGGACGGCTCGCCGCGTACCTTCTTCGCGTCCTTGCGGTTCGCGACTTCCTTGATCTGCTGGCTCAGGCCGTTCAGGGCCTCAGTCAGCTCTTCCTCCGAACTCATGGTGCGAGTGCCTCCTCGTCCTCGTCAGGCAGCAGGGCCCCGCTCGCGAGGAGCTGGCGGAGCGTCCCGATCGCCTGCTCGAGGAGCAGCAAGTTCTTCGATGACAGCACGCGGCCCGCCTTAGCGGCTCCCGGACTGGACGTGGCGGCAGTGAGCACGGCCGCTTCCGACGGGTCCAGGAGCAGGTCCAGCTGCTCCGCGTCGAGCCCGACGAGCAGCGCCTTCAGCGCCTCTGCCGGGATCTCGTCGAGGGTGGGTGCGTCGAGCGCCGCCTTCAGGGCGGGCACGACCGCATAGGTGTTCTGCGGTGAGGTCGTGATCGTGTGGCGGATGACCGGCCAGACGGGCAGCAGGCCGTCGGCCTTCGCGGGCCACAGCTGGCGCGTTCCGCGCGGTGCCTCGGTCGAGCCGTAGAGCGGCACGCTCCGGCGCTCGAGCTGCGCCACGAGGGCTCGGCGCTTCTCGCCGGCATTCGCCCAGAAGTCGGCCCAGTAGCCATCCTCCTCGGGCTCCTCGTCGAAGGCGAGGTGGCCGATGATGGCGCCCTTCGTCAGGCCGGTCGGATCCTTGCCGTGGTGCCAGTCGACGACGCGCTCACGCGAGGCGCGGAGGGCCTCGTACGGCCCGTAGATGTCAGTCGAGGCGTCGAAGTACTGGCCGTCGAGGTCCTTGCCGCCAATGGGGCCACCGAACGGCAGCATGAGGATGCGGCGCGGGATCTTGCCGGTGAGCCAGCGGTCGAGCTGCGAGGTGCTCATCGGCTCGGCCTTCACCTCGCCGAGCGCCTTGCCGTCGGCCGGCGCGCCGATGCCGAGCTCCTTCGCGGCCGCCTCGACCTTCGGCCGGGCCTGCGCCTCGAACGGGCTGCCCGAGAGGCGGGCGAGGGCGTTGCGGACGTGGGCCGGGTCGGCCTTGCCGTTCTTGTCGCGGATCGGGAAGTGGCACCGCTCCGAGACGGCGAGCGGGCCGGACTCGCAGTAGGCGAATGAGCTCTCGGGAAGTTGGCTGATCGGCGTCCCGCCGATGGTGCCGGCTGCCATGACGGTTCCTCCTACGTGCCAGATGACGAGTCGAGTTGATTGAGCACGCTCACGTGACCTCCAGGAGTTCGGACTCGTCCTCTTCATGGGACGGCTCCCAGACAGCGACGAAGTAGCGGCGACGGGCAGCGCCGCCAGTGGTGACGGGTTTCACGCAGACGTCGAAGTAGGCCGGGTCGAAGTAGGCCGGGTCGAAGTAGCACGTCATGCGACAAGCTCGGCGTAGACGTGGTCAACGGTCCAGGTCGCGGATGCGCCGGCGTTGATGCTCAGGCCGACGTACTGGCCGGCCTTGCCGGTGAGGTCGATGGTGGAGCTGACGCCTTCCTTGCCCAGCCCGAAGGTGCTCGAGGCCGACGGCCCGACGAGCACGGCGGCGACGCCGACGCCGGAGGCGGACACGGTGCGCAGGCCGAGCGTGCAGATGATGAGGACGTTGGCCGCTGCCGACGTCTGGGCGCCGACATCCGTCAGGGCGATGATGGACGTGTCGGAGGTCGCCTGGCCCGTGCCGACGCGGAAGGTGTAGACGGCTGCGGCCGTCGAGCCGGTCGACTTCGTCGCGTAGACCCACCAACGGAACTGCATGCCTGCGACGAGGCCGCTCGACGGGATGAGCAGACCGGAGTTCGTGACGTAGGTATCGGTCGTGAAGTTCGCCGCCTGGCCGGCCGTGGTGACGTTCCGCGAGAGCATGCCGTGGACGATGCCGGAGTCGTCGATCTGGCCGAACTTCTTTGTCGTGGAGTCGACGAAGACCGCCGAGTAGGCCGAGGACGGTGTCGTCGGCGTCGTCTGGTTGGCGATGGTGACCTTTGCCATTCCTACACTCCGTCGAGCACGAGCGAGCCGTGCGGCACGAGGTCGAAGACGACGAGCTCGGCCGTCTCCTGCAGGACGGCCTCACTGAGCGTCAGCAGTTGGAGCTCGCTGTAGGCCAGCCGGTAGTTGCCCGATGGCACGACCATCAGCTCGGGCGAGAATGAGCCGGTCAGGTTCAGGTTCTCGTTATTCGAGAAGAGCAGTTCGGAGTTGCCCGGCAGGCTGATATCGGCCAGCAGCCGCAGCTCATCGCCCGGTGTCGTTTCCTGCAGGTCGGAGGTTGCGAGGGCGCCGATGCTCGCTGGCGTCGGCGCGGCGACCATGCCGTGGCGATGGTCCGTCATCGCGGCGGCCGGCCCGGATCCCGTCGCAGCGGCATCGCCATAGGCTGCGGTCGTCGGTGTGCCCGCGCCGGTCGGATGGACGTGGTCGCCGCGCGATGGCGCGGTGCCCGACGTGCCGGCGGCTGCGGTGCCGACGGCTGCGGCCGCGCTGGCGTAGGTGGCGAGCTGATGGCCATGGCCGGAGCGCGCAGCCGTGTTCACGCTACCTGCCGCGCCCGCCGTGTCGATGGTCACGTTCGCGTCCGGGCCGGCCGTGCCCGTCGGCATGCCGTGCTTGTGGTCGGTCTTCGCCGCATCCGTCGCGCTGCCGCCCGCCGCCGCATCGCCGAAGGCCTGCGTGCTCGGTGACGTGCCGAGGGCCAGGTTGGACGTACCGGCGCCGAGCGTCGCTCGGGCAGTCGCGGCGTCGACGTCGTCGAGCAGCGTGCGGATGAACGCGGTCAGCGTCGTGAGGGCGGCCGTGCCGACGCCGGTGAAGTAGGGCAGCTGGTCGGCCGCGCTGACGAGCCCTGCTAGAGCTGTGAGCTCGGCGTCGAGCGGCTGGCTCGCCGCTTGGGCAGCGGCGGCGGCGCCCGAGACGTCCGCGCCGACGTCGCTGGCCGTGAGCGTGATCGTGTGGGCGTTGCTCGCCTCGTAGTCGGTGCCGGTCAGCGTCGCGCCGGTCTTCGGCTTGTGAACGACGTTGCCCATCAGAAGTCGCTCTCGATCTCTTCGGACGACTCGATGGCGCCGACGTTGGAGCGCTTCACGCGCTTCTCGGTCCGCCGCGTCGGCATCTTGGAGATGGCGATCTCGTCGGGCGTGTGGACGTGGACGTCCGGCGCGGCTGCCGTCACGTTCACCTGGGCGGGCGGCACGACCGGCGCAGGCGCCGTCACGTTGACGACGGGCGCCGGCATGCTGACCTCGGCCGGTGCGACGTTGACGGTCGGCAGCGTGACGTTGACGGTCGGTGGCGAGATGTTCACGACGGGCGCCGGCATCGTGAAGAGCGCCGCATCGACCGCGCCGGCCTTCGCCTCGTCGCCGACGTACTCCTCGGTGACGCCGACGATGCGGCCGTCGTCGTCGTAGTCGAGCTGCGTCCGCGTGGCCTTCGGCGAGCCGACGTTGACGATCGGCACGGGCATCGCCTTCAGCAGCCGCTCGAGGTGGTCGACGTCGCGGGCCTTCTGGGCACCCGCCGTCGCGTCCTCTTCGATGACGGGCACCCAGTCAAGCGTACCGTTCGGGTGGTCCTCGATGGCGTCCGCATCGTCGACGCTGAACGTCTCGCCGTCGCGCTCGGCGCACTCCGGGTCGCCGTCGCCGTCGATCGCCTGGACCATCTCGACGCCCGCATCGCTGTAGGAGCCGAGAGCCGCGCCATTGTAGGCGTCCATGAGCTCGGTCCGGGCGATCATCTCGGCGCGGTACTCGTCGAAGAGCGAGCCCAGGTCGAGCCCGATCGTCGCGGCGTCCTCCTCGCTGCCGATGCCCTCCACGAGGTCGGCGACGTCGGTGACGCTCAGGCCGGCGTCGAGGCCGCGCGTAATGGCGTCCTGGACCTTGGCGCGCGTTGTCTCGGTGATGCCCTGCACCCGCGTCACGCCGCGGGCCAGGACGCGCTCGACGGCACCCGGCGGTGCGGCCTTGCCGCTCGGCTTCGGCGGCAGGACCTCGACGATCTGCTTGTTCACGCTCTCGGCCATGACGGTGAGGTGCGGCGCGAGGGCGCGCGTCATCTTCGCCGTGGCGTCGGGCGGCATCCACGAGCGGCTGTCCGCCGGGCGCTTCGCGATGTGCTCGGCATTCGCCCGCATCCGCTCGGCGATCTCGTGGCGCTGCCGGGCGAGTTCGTCGTGGACGCGCGTCTTCAGGATGGGCGTCACCCGCGACTGGACCGTGTCGCGCAGTCGGACCAGCGAGGCATGGAGCGGCGCGATGTGCGGGTGCAGCCGGGCCTTCGTCGGCGAGTCGACCATCGGCTGGGCGGGCGTCGAGCCTGCCGGCGCGGCCGATGCGACGGTCGGCGCCTGGTCCTGCTGCTCCTGCTGCACGGCGTCCGGGCTGCCGGTCGGGACGCTGACCGGCTCGCCGTTCTCGTCGGGCGCGGTGGCGTACGGGACGATGGTGGCCGGCAGCACGATCTGGTTGTCGAGCGTCGGATCCCCGAGCGGCGGCAGGCCGACGAGGGCGCGCCGCTCGACGTTGCGCATCGGCGTGTTCAGCGACTTGCCGAGCAGGTCGTAGCGCGGCGAGTCGTCGTCGAACTCGGGCTCCTCGATCTCCAGCTCGAGCGTGATGCCGAGCGCCTCGTAGCGGTCGAGCCAGCCGTACTGCATCACCTCGCGGAAGATGGTCAGGCGCGAGTGGACCGGACCCTGCCAGAGCGCCGCCTCGTCGTACTTGCGGTTGTCGCCCGAGTTCAGGCCGGTCGCGTTGACGCCTCCGATCATGGACAGCGGCACGCCCCACAACGCGAGCAGGTCGTCGCGGGCGCCGTCCATGAGGTCCCGCACCTGGAGCTCCTGCGGCGTCAGCGTCGTGCGGTCGAAGCGGACCGGCGCACGGACGAGCTGGAGGCGCTTCGCGGCGTCGGCCTGCTCGACGACCGTCCGCCAGTCGCGCTCCATCGCGACGAGCGTGTCGGGGTCGATGACGCCCTGCTGCGGGCTGAGGATGCCGGACAGCCGGCCGCCGGCCGACAGGACCATGCCGACGTGGTCGTCGAGCTGCTGGCTGATGCCCGACTTCTTCATGGCCGACTCGACGAGGCCGATGCCGAACTTGCTGGTGAAGTCGCGGCGGAGCTGGAAGTGCAGCACCTGCTCGAGACTGAGCTCGGTGCCCGGGCTGTTGGCCGAGCGGTCGACCTGCCAGGAGACGAGGTTGCCCTGCGCGTCCTCGTTCGTGTCCATCCGCCAGGGTGCGATCGGATAGAGCGCGTCGGGCGTGCCGCCCAGCAGCTCGGGCGCGTCAAGCAGGATAAAGGCCGAGCCGCAGATGCCCATCGCCCGGCTCGTGATGCTCCACAGGTCGGTCCGGTAGTAGGGCGCGCCCTTGCTGACGTTCCGGCTCGGGTATTCGATGAGCTGGCGCGCCTGCTGCGCGTCGGCGTTCGGGTACTCGTCGTCGATCTCGACGTCCTCGTCGTCCTCGAGGTGCCACTGCGCGCCACTGAACCGCTCGTTGATGGCGTCCTCGGCCGCGGCAATCCACGGCACCGCGAAGCTCAGGTTCCACGCACTCCGCATCTTGCGCTGCGGCGTGACGCGGCCGCCTGACTGCAGCGGGAACTCCGTGAGCAGGACGCCGGCGCCCGGGCCGAGCGGGCCGGCCTTGTACGGCTCGACGGCGGCGGCCGGCGCGGCGATGCGCTTCGGCTCGACGTAGATGCTCACTGCTCACGCCGCCTGTCGAGCAGGAACGCACTCAGGCCGAAAAAGCCGGCGCCGACGGCGAGGGCGAGCGGCGGCCAGATCCACGCGGCAGCCGTGACGGCTAGGACGAAGGCCACGTCGAGCGGGTTGACGACGGGCGGCGTCACGCGACGCCCCCGGCACGCTGGCCTGCCAGCGCCGCCCACGGGTTGTCGTCGAGCGGCGCGATCATCAGCTCGGTCATCGCCCAGACGAGCGAGTCCATGCGGTCCGGCGACTTCTCGCCCGGCACCCATTGGCACATCTGGTCCTCGAGGAGCTCGTACGTGCCGACGTGGTGGACGCGGCCCTGCTCATACAGCGCGGCGATGGGCTCGGCCCGCGTCAGCTTGCCGCGCGTGGCCGTGACGCCCTTGTAGGCCACGGTCGAGTCGATGGTCCGCAGGACGTGCTCGACCATGTCGCCGCCCTGGTTCGTCTCGGCCACCACGCGGTCGGCGCCGTAGCGGTGGTAGGCATCGACGGCGACGCGCGCCCAACTGGCGGGGTCCGTCCGCAGGCTGAGGTCGGCCAGCACGTAACCGTGGCCCTGCGCGTCGACGCCGGCGACGGTGATGCCGCACTCGTCGGCGGACTCCGTGCTCGTGGCCGACGGGTCGATGGCGACGACGATGCGCTTCAGCTCGGGCTGCACGGTGACGCGCAGCGTCTCAATCAGCGTGCGCCGCCAGAGCGAGCCGGCGACGTCCTCGAGGATCTCGGCGTCGAGCTCCTGGCGGCCGATGGTCGTGCCGCCATAGCGGCGGTAGAGCGCCTCGCGCCGCGCCTCGGGCAGACCGGGGTTGTCCGACGTCTTCGCCCGCGTGATGACAGTGCCGTCGGCCGTCATGAGCGTCTTCAGGAGCGGCCGGCGCTTCGGCGTCGTCGTGAGGATGGTGTGCGGATGCGGGCCGAGGCGCAGCCCGAACTCGATCATCTGCCAGGACTCGTCGAGCTTGCGCCAGGCGGCGAACTCGTCACCCCAGACGAGGCAGTGCTGCGGGCCGCGGAACCGCTCGACGTCCTCGGGTGCGAAGGTGCCGAAGAGTTCGGCCTCGGAGCCGTTCGGCCACGTGAGGTCGGCCTGCAGCAGTGCGCCCGGGCGGAAGCGGATGCCGCGGTTGACCTGCAGCAGCCCTGTCTCGCCACGGACGCACGTGTCGACGGCGTCGTCGTGGGATGGCGACACGATCGCCATGCGGTGCGGCACTGGGCCCTCGATGCAGGCTGGGCCCTTGGCATGCTCGTCGACGTAGCGGGCGCCGGCCTCGGTCTTGCCAGCACCACGGCCGGCGATGAGCAGCCAGACGTCCCACGGCTGCGGCGGCGGGACTTGGTGGTCGAAGAGCGGCCGGCGCGGCGGTGCCGTCTGGTCGTGGAGGATGCGGTCGCGGGCCAGCAGCAGGAGCGCGGTGGCGTCGTTGACTGCGAGCGTCTCCAGGCCGCTCACTTCGTCTCCGTCAGGATGCGTTCAGCCTCGGCGATCACGGTGTCGACGTCGAGCTCAGGCGCCACACGCTGGACGATGGCGCGGAGGTCCAGCTTCACGTCCAGCCGCTCGCGCCGGCCGTAGTCGTCGGGATGACGACGCTCGAGCCACCATGCCGCTGCCGTCCAGTTCTTCGGCTGCACGGCAGCGTCGGCCACGAGCTTCGTGAAGGCTGCCTCGGCCTCACCCTCGGCGTTTTCGATGGCGGTGCGAAGCGTGCCATCGGTTTCGGTCCGCAGCATCCGATACAGCGTCGTGAAGCCGAAGCCGCCGTATGCCGCTGCCGCACGGCGCGTCATGCCCATGCGAAGCCCGTTCAGCAGCCTCTCAGTCTGCTCGGACGAGACACGGCGGCCCTGAGCCATCGGGCTAGTTCGTGTGGCTCGTGTTCGTCTTCGGCATCACGTCGAATGGCGCGAGGTTGTCCCAGCGCCAGATGACGGGCTGCTCCACCTCGACACGCGGCCGACGGCGCTCGACGGCATTCCAGGCGTAGAGCGCGCCGAGGAAGAAGGCGCCGACGATCGCCAGTGCGGTCCGCATCAATGACTTCCTCCGTTGCCGTTCGTCGTGGTGCTGGTAGCGGCCGACGTCTGGGCGGCTGCCTGGCGGGCGGTGCGCGTCTGGACTTCGCTGCCGAAGACGAAGGTCAGGGCCGAGCCGACGAAGCCGGCGATGACGACGCGCGTGTCGGTGGTGGTATTCGCGTTCGCCGCTCCGCCCAGCACAACTAGGGCTAAACCGCCGCCCGCGATGACGATCAGTGCGATGAGGTAGGTGAACAGAGCGCGAATGGTGTCTAACGTGTTCGCTTGCACCTCCGCCTGCCTTCAGGCGCTCTCGGTGAAGCTGACGTGGCGAACCATCTCCATGCTACGCCTCGCCGCCCTCGCTCTCGGGCTCGACCGCCGGCGTCTCTTCGGGGGCGGGCTCGGCTGCCGGCTCCTCGGCCGGTGCAGGCTCTTCCGCGGGAGCTTCGGCCGGTGCCTCTTCGGGTGTCGGCTCAGGCTCGGGTGCGGGTTCGGCGGGTGTCTCGACGACGCCCTGGTCCTCGCTGGTTGCCGCCTCGGCGGCTGCGTCGATCTCGGCCTGCGTGTCCATCTCGCTTCCTTCCTACGGCGTGGGGTCGATAGTAGCGTCGGAGGCCCGGACCCAGAAGGCCGTCCCCGTCTCGTTGGACGTATAACTGAAGCCCGGTGAGCCGCCGGGCACATCATGGATGGCGCTGGCACCCCAGCCGCCGGATCCCGCGCTGCCGACGGTCACGGAGCCGCCGCCGTCGAGCCGGTAGACCGTCTTGCCGGCTGCGACGCTGACGTGGACGTAGCGGCCGCCGCCGGGGTAGCGGATGGGGAACCAGCCTGACACGGTGCCGCCTCCTGTATCGCTTTCGGGCGGTGCGCCCTCCCAGAGCCGGAGCAGATCCGTCGCCGTGCCGCGGAAGCGGTCGCGGTCGAGCGGGCTGCCCTGCCATTGCCAGAGCTCGGCCTCATTGCCGGCGAAGGTCGGCCAGACGTTCGAGCCGTAGTGGGCGATCCACGTCCAGTCCTGGCCGGCATCGAAGTAGACGGCGTCGCTGGCATAGAGGCCCGGCCGGCGGCCGCCGTCCTTCGCCAGCTGCATCGCCTGGCGGACGCTGTCCTTGGCCGGCGGGTTCGGGCCTTCCCAGTCGAAGGCGATGCCGTCGGCATCGAGGCCGATGGTGAGCAGCGCGTCGACCTGGTCGGCGATGGTCGCGCCGGTGCGGCTCGGCCGGACGAGGAAGCCGTAGGCGCCGACGGGCACGCCGAGCGCCCGGGCGTCGCGGTAGTGCGCGTCGTAGCGCGGGTCCTTCGTCGCGCCCTGCGTCGCCTTGACGACGACGAAGTCGGCCCATGCGTTGACGACGACGTTGGAGTAGCTGACGTCGATGCCTTCGAGCGTCATCGCGTCACCGCCAGGATGACGTCGAGCAGGACGAGCGCCAGCACGACGAGCGTGAGGCAGCCGAGGCGCTCTCTCATGCCGCGTGCAGCCCGTAGAGGCAGAAGCCGCAGGCAGTCAGGACCTCGGCTCGACAGCCGCAGCCGCAGGAGCAGAACGCGGCGGCGACCGGGAGTTCGCGTCTCCCGATGTCAGCCGGGTAGACGATGCTGGTCGGGTCGTCGCCGCGTGTCATGGCGCGGGCACGAGCGCGGCGCAATCGCTCTCGTTCGCGGTAGCCGGGGTGAGCCGCTCGCCATGCCCGCCAGTAGGCACGCCGATACTCCGGCTCGTGCCAGCGCCCACCTCGCGAACCTGGGCCGGTCGGCTCTGAGAAACGGCTCAGCCTCGTCATGCGACGCGCCGCACATCCGGCGACTGGAGCTCGCGGAGGAGCAGGTCGCAGGCTGCGGACTCCTCGGACCAGCGGCCGAATTCGCGCTGGCTGAGTGCCTCAGCGGCGGCGGCGCGGTGGGCCAAGAGCTGTGCCGCGTACCGCTCGCGGGCGTTCGCGGCAGCCGTCATCTGGCGAATGCCGATGCCCGGGGAGCGCTGACGGTCCACGGTAGGCCATCATGCGGCCTCGGCTATCCCGTTGGCAATAGGTCAGTCGACGTCAGGCAGGCCACTCGAGCTGAACAGCCGAGGGCTCGCCCCATTGTTCGGCCATCGCCGCGGCGATCCCCTCGAAGGTCCGACTGCGCTCCCGCCAGCGGTCTGGCCCGGGCGGCAGGCGGTGGACGCGCTGTTCGCGGCCTTCAATGACCTTCGTCGGGCGAAGCAGCGGCAGGTTCTTCAGCCACAGGCACGTTGCCTTCGTCTCGGGGTGACCGAACTGCCATGGCTGGATGATCTGCGCCGGCCGGCCGATCCGCGATGACAGGATCGACACCGGGTTCTCGAGCGCGATACTCGGGATGGGCGCGTCGAGCAGGAGCCGGACGAATTCGACGGCATCGTTCTGTCGCTCGGCACCCTTCGCCTTGAACCAGCGTGCCCCGGACACCGCGAGGTCTGTGCAAGGCGGGTGGGCGATCATCAGGTCCCAGCCATCGTCCAGGATGTCGCGAACGTCGCCTTGATGGTGCGGGCCGGGACGCTCGGTCGGCAGCAGGTCGCAGCTGATCGCCTCGTGCCCGCGGAGGCGGAAGGCATCGCGGACGACGCCGGAGAACTCGCAGGCGACGAGGATCCTCATCTCAGTCGCTCCACTGTCACGCGCGTCAGGCCGACGCGCTCGGGCGTGCAGCCGCAGACGAGGGCGAAGTCGTGGCGGCTCAGGTCGGCCACGCGGTGCAGATGGCGCACCGGCCCGATGTCCGTCGATGTGCGGACCACGCAGGCCGCTCGGCCGCAGATCCGAACCGTGATGCCGCGGCCCGACGGCAGCGCCAGGTAGCGCGGGCCGTAGCTCGAGCCGACGAACGACGCCGTGCCGACGCGCACCTGGCCGAGGGCCGTGAGGAGCGCGAGCAGGAAGGCGAGCAGCTGCGTCACTTCTGCTTCGCCAGCTCGTCAACGGCGGCGAGGACCTCGGCGCGGTCAAGGAAGTCGAGCTCGCGACCGCCGTCCAGCCCGTCCGGTGCCGGGGTGGCGCGGGCGGCAGCACGGAGGGCGATCATGGCCGTCCTTAGCGCCTTGTCGTTCTCTCGGTCTAGGTGCAGGAACCAGCGATCCACCACTGCCTGTGCCGCCTTCCGCAGCGGGTCAAGTTGTGACCTACTCTCAACTTTTGAGAGCAGTGCCTCGGTCGGGGCGGGGGTGTCAGCGGTCATCGGACACGCTCGACCGTGATGACTACCTTATCTGACTGCCAAAGGTCGCATTCCTCGTCGGCCACGATGTCGGACAGGGCTTTCGATGCGGCCCGATCCGGCTGCGGGCCATCGACTACGACGACTCGCTGGTACGGACGACCATATGGGCGAGCATTTACCGTGACGCTGTACCGGAACCGATCAACCTTGCTCACGCTCGCTCCTTCTGCTCGGCGAGGACGGCGAGGATGGCGTCGGCCTCTTGAATGGCGAACGGACCGACGATCATCGGATCGTCGTCGGGCCAATCGTCGGCATAGCGCAGCGGTGCGACCTCCCGAAGCACCCGCGCCAGCGCCTCCCGGCTCACGCCGGGGCGGGCGCGCTCGGCGGCGAGACGTCCCGTTTCAATGGCGTTGGCGAACCAGCCCAACATCACGTCGCCGTCGGGCGAATGGTCAGGGAAGATGCGGTCAAACTCCTCGACCCAGTGCATCGCGTCCGGGTCGCCGCCGGGATACCACGGGTCGTGTCGGGCGCTCATCGGTTCCTCCTCAGCTGTCAGCGGGTCCGGCTTGCGGTTATCGGTCATAGCCCGAGGACCTCCTCGACGTGAGCGGCCTGCCAATCTCTCTCGGCAAGCCGAGCGGCGGAGGCGGCGTAGGAGGCGGCGTAGGGGGCGGCGTAGGCGGCGTAGGAGGCGGCGTAGGAGGCGGCGTAGGCGGCGGCGGCGGCGTTGGCGGCGGCGTTGGCGGCGGCGGCGTAGGCGTTGGCGTTGGCG